AAATGGGTCTCCTTGCGTCTGAGCTTTGTCTGGCGAGTAGGCAGTGACAGTAACCTCAATCATCTCGAATCTCGACTCCCTTTCTGCAGGTCCGAGGTAACCGGCTTGTATTCCAAGGAAAACTAATGTAAGAACTAAAGCTTGAATGATTATCCTCATGACATCCTCCTTATTATAACGGATGCCAGGCGCTTGTCTCACTCGCTTCCTGATAAAACAGAATTCTTCCGTCCTCACTGCACAAATATTTGCAACCACAAGAGATGCATTCCCAGATGTAGAGTGAGTTCTTACGTCCAATCTTACGTACTGCTTCAGATTTACATTTCAAGCACTTCATATTTACCTCCTACTCATGGATTCCCAAATCCAACGAAACAGTGTTTTTCGCAGCAATAACCAATAAGATTCCCAGATCGCCAAAGTTCTCCCATCATTTGATTTCGTTTCTTCTGACATTGTTATCTCCTAAACCATATATCAGCTATCAGGCACCCACCAGCAAAACCTATAATCATCGTCAACACCCACAACAACGTTTTAATATCTCCCAAGAGAGCAATTATGCGCTCCAATTCACTCACCCCCTCTCTTTAACCTCCCCTCTTGTTGTGAACGTTCTCACTTAACTTGACGACCATCCGCATTACTTTCTCCTGTCGAGTTCTGCCTTGTAAGTTATATCCCAAATCTTTCATAATCTTCTCTAGCTTCTTCCAATGTAACAAGGGAGTAACTTGATGAACATAAAATATATTAATTAAATTTTTCTTTTCTTCAGGAAAAACACATTTGCTCTTAAAGGTATAAGGGTTCACTTTATCTTCGTCTACTACAATGCCCATCTCCTTACCCACTAGGAACAAATCTCCTATCTTTGGCTCCCATTTCCATTCTTTGTTCTGAGTCTTGGCAATCTTCTTAATTGCCTCAATAACTTTTGGAGCTAATTTTATTTCAGTTTTAGTGAACATTTACTCCTCCTGTCCTCACCCTCCCTCCACCCTTATTTCAATTTATTGCGGGATGGCCCGTTACCTCGTTTGGCCAATACATAGACATCACCTCCTCTTCCCCGCTCTGCCCCGCCCGATAACGGCTCCGAGTTTTCAGCTTACTTGGCCGGCGCTTTCAGCTTACTCATCCCTGGCGGGTTTAACCGATGAAGGCATTTCAATGCCCGCAGAGCGGGAATTATCTTTATTTCATTTCTGGTGGCTTTTTAACTATCACTTCAGCTTCAACTTCCTTAAGGAGTCTATTGACATGGCGTTGAGCTTCTCTTAGCGCAGCTATAATCAACTGACACTTCTGGATTGACTCTTCAAACCATCCTTGAGGAGCGGGTTCCTCTCCTGGTTTTGTTTCTACTACTGCTTCTAGGGGCAGTAGCTTCTTATTTATCCTGTAAAGATCTTTTTCTAATTGCAATGTCCTTATCCGAATTTCATCGGTAAGACCATCTAACCGAGCGATTAAGCTTGGATTTGTTGCATTTGCCATCTTTATCACCTCCTGCTGAAGATATCTAACCTATTATTCAGACCTGTAGTCTCTTCAACAAGTTCTCAATTCTCTGCTTCAACGTTTCAAGTTTGTTAATACATCCAACCAACTCGTCCAACAGCGTTTTTGAACGTTTTCCTTCCAAAACTTCAAGATGGCTCTCATCTATCGTCACTGAATCTACAGGTTCTTTTAAATCCATTTTTGGTATCGGTTCCGGTGATAATACCCATTGTAACCTACCTTCTAAAGCTTCAATAATCACCTCAAGGCCTTTTATCTTCTCCAGCATCTGAGTAACTGCTGCTCTGATCGGTGTTCCTTCATCTGCCATCTTTATCGCCTCCTTTCTCACCTTAGAGTTGACCTGGGGCGTCATCTTGGATAAGTTAACAACATTGCCTCCACTAAAGTGGCTATTATACAAGCTCCGCCTAACGCCGCTAACCCTACTTTGACGCCTGCAAAAAAGGCGCACAACACTACTAACCCCATACCTCCATAACCTAACAATCTCAGAAACACTTTCAACCTTGCTCCTCCTTTATAATGTTTAAGTTATTCTCTACCCTCCCCTCCACCCTTATATCAAATACCCTGGGCTTGTATCCATGAGACACCACCTCCCTTCCACCCTGCTCTGGTAACTCCTCACCGTCACATCTCGTTCCCAGAGCAGGGTTTGCTACTTCAGTTCTTGTGAATTCATTTCTTCGCCCACGAGACTAACCAGTAACAGAATGGTGTATCACAAGCCGCTATTACTATCTTAAAACACCACTGTCCAAGGATAAGTGGCCAAACTGCTGTAACTCCAATAAATGCAATAGTTACGAAGACCATCGAGTCTAGGAACTGTGAAACCATCGTACTCGCATTATTCCTCAACCAGAGATGCTTACCATGTGTTATCCGCTTCCAGAGATTAAAGGCGAAAACGTCATGAAACTGTGCAACCAAGTATGCAACCATCGAAGCCAAAACGATTCTTGGCATAATTCCTAAAATGGAGACGTAGGCCTCTTGATTCTTCCAGAATGGTGCTGCTGGCCAGTGTATAGCAACAAGAGTCAGGATCAGCGCGATTATTTGCGCGATGAATCCACACCAAACCACTGCTTTCGCTGTTTCTTTTCCCCAAACCTCTTCGATCGTATCTGTACATAGAAAAGTAACTGAATACGCAATTACACCCGCTGGAATGTACAGACCCCAGAAAGCAGAGATGATCTTAGCGACGATCACATTAGCTATTACCAAACTTCCGACGAAAACTGATGTAAGTAACATCAGTTTCCACAGTTTTCCTTCACCTACTTTTTGAGATAACATCCCATACCTCCTATTTAATTATTGTGTCTCTTGTGCCTTCTCAAAGCTGCTCTCACTTTCTTTTGCATTCTGTCCTCCGGCCAAGACGACCATAGTCTTCGTCCGTTGGCAGTGAACAGCAATTCGAACAGCTTTCCTTCCTGGATTGCACGTTCAATCATATCCTCTAAAACCTTTTCATCAAATGTCTTGCTCATTTCTCTAACTGCTGTTAAACTTTAAGGTAATAGAAAGCTCCTCACAAAACATTCATCGAGTGCAACATATTCGCCTTTCCGATAACTTGCCCATCTGCTAGGGAGCTTTTGTTCGAGATCGACTTCTCTAACGTCTAAGTGTAGGAAACCTGAGGGAGTTCCCCAAGTGTAAACGCCTATCCCTCCAAATCCGAATCTCTCCGCAGCAAGATAGAAGTTAACTAGGCTCTCTTCTTTGCAATAAACGTCAGCTGCTTTTCCAACGTAGTGCATTGAGTTGTCTGTGTGTCCTGAGGTTTCGTATCCGCACAACACGTAAATCGGAAACCCTATAAACTCTCTAAGTGCGTCTAACCGTCTTAACAGATCCCAACTCATCTTGTATGGATCGCCCCACCTCTCCTTTTCAGAGAAATGTTTCAATTGCTGCCATTGCTCCTTTGTCATTAATGTCCCTCCATTAAGTACGGCCTCTTCCTTTTCCTCTGCCTCCGCCTCTACCGTAACCTGGTCCACCTCGTCTACATGGACCTGTGTTTCGGCCTGCTCTTCTGCCACCGGGCATGCCTACACCTCTACCTCTACCGTCATGTGGTCTTCTAAGTCCTCTTGGATTTCGATCTACACTCATAATTTACACCTCCCTTCTTAATTTTCTCCAGCTTCTTCAATAGTCTCGTTAATCTCCCTTCTTCAATAGCTCTGAGTCTTCGTAAATGTTTCCAATAACCTCAAAATGATGCGGGCAAGAGCGGATTCTTGAAGCATAACCAAAATCGAATCTACATTCCTGCTTGTTCCATTTAACTAACTGAGGGACTGGTTTTTGTTTCTCGTTATCCCAACAGTATTCATCTCCGTCTTGTAATGTTCTTACAGCTATTATATCCCCCTCATAAATCTCTTTTCTATTCGCATCTCTTAAACCAGTAAATTGTTGGAAGATATGTCTATCGGTCTCGCTTTTGCCATCATGCCCATGCCAAGAAAGATTACTAATATCGCCGAATTTAGGATACAACATTATTTTCCTTTTCTTATCCCAGCACCTAAATTTTATTTCTCTCATTTTCATCTCCTTAGAGCTTTACCATACAAACTATTTCTGGATGGTTCCTTTGGTACCTCTTTGCGCATTCAATTATATTGCCTTGCGATGGATCCCACTTGAAACCGCATCTCTTGCAGGTTATTGAAACAGAGTCATAGTCTTTGGAAACCACTTCTATAAGCTCTTGGACAGGACCATCACAGACAGGACACAGAAACATGAAACCTTTGCTGTTTGCATCAGATTTACTGGGCATTGTCTGCTCCTCCACAATCATTATATTCCCAGAGGTAGTCTAACCTCTCTTGGTAAATTTTAATTATCTCTTCTTCTATTTCTCCTTCTACGACTTCCTCATCTATAAATTCTAGGAGGTTTTCCTGATTCAACTGTTCAGCTGATCTCGTCCAGTTGTAAGAGCCGGTAAACAACACCCTTCCATCTATAACAGCTATTTTATTATGCATTATTCCTGGATGTCTATCCAGAATAACAGCCACACCGTTTTCCAAAAAGAATTTGTATTTCGAGTATCTACCTTGAGACTGCACCTTATCCATTAAGATTCGGACTCTAACTCCACGATTCTTCGCTCTGATTACTGCTTCCGCTATCGGTTCGTAAGTAAAGGAGTACATCGCTATGTCAATGTAAGATTCTGCGTTTTCTATCTGTCTTATAATCTCCTCCGCTGCACCGCCATCTGGTGAAAAGAAAACCTTTATTTCAGCATAGGAAGCAGTGTAAGCCAGCAACACCAACACGAGAATTGAGGCAAGCAATTTTTTCATTGCGATGACCTCCGTCTAATAACGTTAGATTCTTCCCTCTTTCCTCAACCTCACTAAAAGAGGGTCTATCTTTCCAAGTTCATTAAAGGCCTTATTACGAATCATACAGCTTTCACATCCATAAGAGATTCGCTGGATTCTTTCTAGGGGTAAATCTTTCGAATTCTTCGGCACAAAGCAGGGAATTTCCGATTCATAACAGCTTATCGTATACTCAAATGGCACACCTAATTCAAATCCCATCTGAACAATCTCCTTTTTGGACAAATACTGTAGAGGATAATGAATCTTGATCTTAGAACCTAAAGCTAGCGAAATGGCTTTCTCTGCTGCTACAAGAAAGCCTTCTCGACAGTCATAGTAATGAGAGTAGTCAATTACATTAGTACCAATTACGATATCGTAGATCTTGCGAGGAAAGCCATAACTTGCCGCTGAGACTAAAAAGAGAAGATTTCTGCCAGGTACAAACGTATTAGGGACTCCATCTGAACCATGCTTAGGAATTTCAAGATTGTCATCAGTAAGAGAAGATCCGCTAAATACGCCAGGACCACAGGTGTAAAACATGTGCTCCTTGAGTTTTAGCTTGTCCTTCACTCGATGTGAACAAAGAATCTCGTACGGATTCTTCTGACCGTAGTCTATAGAAAATGCTGTTACCTCTTTAAAGCGTTTAGTAGCCCAGAAAAGACAAACCGTACTGTCAATTCCTCCTGACCAAAGAACCACACAACTTTGTTTCATTTCTCGTCCTCCGTTATATATGAGTCCCAACCGGCACCACCGGCTAGGTTAATCGCTTTCATATTCTTGATCAGGTACTCATCCCGAAAGTAAAGCATATCATCTAAACTTAACTTACTGAAGTCTTCTCTTTCAAAATGAATATTTTCCCATAACTTCACCCGATGTTTAGTAGCTACATATGCAACTGAGGAATCGAATGAAAATACGAAAGGGAATTTACTCTGGACAATCAACTCATCTGGATTGCCAGATCCTAGTAAGTGTAGTCGTTTCTGAGTCAAACCTAGCCTGTAAAGTAATTTGACGAAGAAGATTCGATTTGGGGCTACACCTCTTTTACCGGTAATCTGTGAGAAGCATCTTTCACAAACTAAAAATGAGAGACCAACGAAGTCAATTTCTGGGGTGAGATAGAGTTCTAGGAAGCACTTCAGAATTTCTGCTGGAGTCCTCCCTTGAACCGGTCCTAATAGTTTCAAGTCTTTAGGAGGGTGCTTCAGGAATTCCTCATAATTGTTTAGTGTCGCTTTCATATCATAAAAGACGTCCGGAAGTACCAAAACGTCGGCGTTTATCTGATAGGCAACTTCTGTCAACTCTTTAAAATCAACTGGCTTTCCTCTCTCGTAAGCACCATTGTCAAGGATCGTCCACTTTGGCACTCTCTCTGTCACCAATTTCTTGTAGGTCGGATTTCGTAGGAACTCATGAGCTAAAATTAGATACCCGTCGCTATACTGTTCCTGCAGATGAAAGTACGTGATAGGTAGGGTGTGAATAATCTTCATTTCTGCTCCTCCCTTAGCCGGTATAATCCCATCATAGCATAGTTAATCAAATCGTATAAGTGCTCCTCCTGAACTGTTCTGTCTTTCTGAGAGCGAGAAGCTTCCTTTTCACGCATAGCTTTGACGAAAATCATCGAGGCGAGATCAATTAGGTCTAGACTCTTCCACGCATCACCATGTGTTGTTTGGCGTTCCTCAAACAGATGGATACAGCGTTCTGTTACTTTACGGAGGAAGTCCGGAAAATTGGAACATCCGCGTTCAGCACTTTTCGACTGATGATGTGTTGGGAGATGTATTGGGACGAGCGACAATTCGATCTCCCCACCTTTACGACTTACTGAAATTTGTAATGTCTCGGGAGTTTTCGCATTCGTTTCGAAGACCAAATCAGCATCGCCAGTTTCGCGGTCGAACAAGACGTCGATTAATTTCGCATCCGACGGAAAGCCCTTCACGTCGGACATCTTCGGAAAACCTTCCTTCATGAACTTAGTGAAAAGATTCAAGTTTACGATTACATTGAAAGTCATTATTTTACCTCCCATCTTAATATCTTACAATGTTTAGCAGCAACTTCGCTCTTTTTCTCGCTTTGTCGATGTCATTGTAATGAAGGTCCCAAGTCTCAGGATTAATAACGGGCAGCACAGTATCGACCTGCTCTATATAATCTAGAAACTCCTCTAATTCCTGTTCTTTGAGAAGAGATCTCACAAACTCAAAAGCGTGATTTATACGACAAGCGATTTCTCGATACCTTTCAATGTTGCTTTCAGTGTTCAATGTCTTCCTCCTAATCTCCGCAACTTATCAAGGATCGCTTCTTCTTCAAACTTTCCTTTCAACCAATCGAAGAAAGACGGGAAATATCGTTCGTTTATGATACACAGAGGTTCAGTGTTTAGAAGGTTACCTTTCTCGTCGATAGCAAAGACTGGCGTCATTCCGCATTCTGTATCCCCTTTTCTTACATAAGCATCAACTAAACTTCTTCCATCAGCACTTAAATGCTTCACTTCTTCTGCCTCCTGATTAGTTCTTGCAATTTCCTTTCACATTCTAGTAAATACGCATGTCTCTCACGAGAAATTCCATGCATCGCTTCTAAATCTGCGAACTTTAAGATGTAGACCCAGTGCTTGCCGAACCGTTTTGCTCTGTTTTGTATCTGTTTCAGCTCAGATCGCTTAATCCGTTTTCCGGGATCTTTCGCGAAAGAAGTAACCGCCTTCACTTCAGCACAGTAATGTTTTGAAGCCGCATCAAATCCTAACGAGGTAAGATGACCTACCCTACCGGTTGAGGTTATTAGCTCTTTCAAAGGGCCCTCTGGTTTACCATCCACTTTCAAGAGATAGCGTGCTTCTTCCCTCTCAAACCTTGTGGCAGCACTTCGAATGCGCGACTTTTTAGACTTCATTTGTTCTTCTCTCTATCAAAAAGCTCTTATCTAATGTCACAACCTCGTCACACTCGTGTTGTAAGTTAATGCCACATGAATCGGGAAAGGTTAAAAGACGTACAAGTTTACCACGCCTCTTGAGATGATGTACTAATGGCAAAAAATCTCCATCGCCAGTAGCCAAAGCGAAATGCTCGAAGCGATCCTCACTCTCCATTACATCCACTACGATTCCTACATCCCAGTTAGCCTGCAAAATGCCTCTGCGCCCTTGAGGTGTAGTACGTTTTAGATAAACTTTATATCCGAACGACTTCAGCAGAGAGGTAAAGCGTTGTGGGATCTCATTCATATACGCCAGATAACAGCTCGCGTGAACGCTATCATAAACTTGATTACCACGACTGGCTCTCAGCAACTTGATATAATTCACTCGAGCACCTCTTCCATAAGCAGCTACCGCAGAATAAAATAGATTTTCTGCGTCAACAACAAATAAAAGTCTCTTCATGTCTTTAATTCACTCCGAATCTTTTTCTCAATCTCATCGATCACCTCTTGCGGTGCAGCTGATCGCCGAAACCGTATCTCACCGTAATTCCACATGCCACCAGTTGAGGTGATAATACCTTTACGTCTTGCTAAATCCAATAAGGCCAGTTCTTCAGATATTCCTTCCTCGAAGATAATAGGTATTGTAGCTTCTCGAAAAGGAGGTGCAACTTTGTTCTTGATCACTCGTACTCTGCATTCAGATCCGATAACTTTCCCAGACTTCTTCACCGCAACTCCTGGATATACTTTCAACCTTAAGGTGGCGAAGTGTTTCAATGCATGTCCACCGAAGGAATGTTCTTTTGCACCGTACATAACACCAAAACTGGCGCGCATTTGATTGGTTATGATGAAGACGATCTTTTCGTGCTTTATCTCATTTAGAACTTGTCTAAGTTGAGGGGTTAAAAGTCTCGCATGTTCAGCAATGTGACGATCACCAATTTCACCCTCGATTTCCGCTCTGGTAGATACCCCGGCGATGGAATCAATAACCATAGTTACATACGGTCTGTTCTTTTTCGTCTTGACGAAGGATATCATAGAGTGGATCTCAGCGAAGACATCCTCAAGTGTATCCGGTTGCGTATATACCAAACTCTTTGGGTTGCAACCGTTCTTCTTAGCCCAAATTGGATCGAAAGAATTTTCAACGTCGAATAATACAGCAACCCCACCAGCTTTTTGAGTGGATCCTAAAATTTTTAACACAATGGTCGTTTTCCCACTTGATTCCACACCTAGGATCTCGGTCAATCTTCCGCAAGGCAAACCTGGACGTCCGATAATAAAGTCTAAAGCAGTGATGCCAGTGGAAAGGAAATCTGTTACTCCTGACTTTAACCCCTCATCGTCAAAAGTTATCGCAGCACCGGGTCCATACTCTTTGGAGATCTGATTTGCTAATTCCTTAGCTAAGTCTTTCAAGAGACCTCCTCCTTCAACAATCTAACGTCCTTTTCTGCACGCAGATTGCTGCCTAAGCTGACCAACATGTCCTTCCTTTGTCTGAACGCTTGAGTAATAGCACTCAAGATGGAAAATTGTTTCTGAGCTTCAAGCTCCTGCAACACAAGCGCTTTTACTTCGGGATCCAGAGTTAACTGCGCCTCAAGTTGCTTTTCTGTTACCCTCTTTCCCGTTGCCTCAGCTAACCTGCGCAGCTGCACATACTGATCTGCTTCCTTTTCCTTCCGTGCCTGTCTTTTTCTAAGATAGTTGTATTCTGCGAGACTTGCAAGAGTGGCCCACCAAGCGAACTTTCCTGATTGGTCTTGGAACTCTTGATCAATGTCGTTGGGATCGATTTTCAGCTCCTCTTCTACGTCTCTCTCCCAAACATGCTCGTCCAGTTTTATTGCCAGTTTCTTTAAAGGGTTCATTTTCTGCTTCTCCTTTTAGGTCTCTCAAGCTCTTCTAATTTCGCTTGAAACTTCTGCTTCAGAGTGTCTCGTCCTTTCTCCTCTGCGAATTGAGTTTCAATACATGCATCACGGAAAGAACATGCTCGACATTCAGGATCAAGTTTGTTATACCCAATTCCGAAACATTTCGGCTTAGCTTCAACCTGTTCAATAGTGTTTTCCTCTTTTGGCATTTCAGCCACCTCTTCTTCTTCAACAGTCTCTGATGTCCCAACATGATTTAGTGTTCCCTCTATTATCTCCCGTTGTTTTTCGTAAGGAAGAAGCTGAACTACAGAGTCAAGATCATAAAGCTGCGTTAACCACTCAGGATCTGCAATAGGAGTGGGATTCTTACGCGCTTGGACTCGATAAGAAGTTTCTAATCCAGTACCCTCACGTGTAATCTTTATATCATAACCCTTCTCTGGATCAGTGATGTCACCCCAATCTGGATCTGCGAAGTAAGAGAGTATGTCTTTGAAGATAGAAACTCCAGAGGAGAAGATTCGTACACCTTTGGATGGCTCTGATAAATCAACGATGTTGTAAAGCACTCTGTGTCGTGGAACAAACTTACGAGCTAGGTTGACTTTCTCCGGATCTTCAGAGGCGCGTAACTCCTCCAACTTATCACATGCGTAACATCGTCCGCCTTCGGCACGCGTACAGACGAAAGACTCTCCATTCTTACCTACACCGAAGTGCATATCTACTTCTCTGAAGAAGTATCCGCTTTCTCCATACGGAGGTAGAATTCGGATGAGATTAACACCTTCCTTCGGCGTCCAAAACTGACCAGTTGAAATTTGATCGTACCTCTCCTTGACCTTCTTTAGGTCTGTTTTGTGATACTTCATTTGAACCTCCTTTAAGGCTTGGCTTTTGCCTTCTTTTTATTTTAATTATACTGAGAATTTTTGCATTTTCAAGAGTGAGAGTATTACATGTACTAACTCACCACCACTCATTATGAACTCCTAACTCAATTCCGAGCTTAATGCCAATCTTTGGTAGTCTAAAGTCGAAGGAATCTCTCACTATTTCTTCGACTTTTTTGACCTCATCTTCTGGGCACTCAATGTAAAGAGCATCATGCAATGAGGTAACTATTCCTGATTTCAAGCCCATCTGTTTCAATCTCTGGTGAATCAAGATGGTCACTAGAGAAAGAACATCACTGGTCGTAGACTGTGGGAGAAAGTTAATAGCCTGTCTTTCTGCCTCTGCAATTGCAGCCTGTGAAGATTTTGTCAGACCATATCTAGGGAGAAACTTTATCCATGGAAATCGTCTCTTTCTTCCAAAAATATTGACAATTTCACCCTCTTGAAAGATTTTTCTTCTTTGATCATCCATCCAAGTTTTAATTTTGGGATAGCGACTGAAGAACTTCTCGTAGAAAGATTCTGCTTTATCCTTAGGAATTCCGATCTTTTGAGCAGATCCAGATGGTGTTGAACCATAGAGTAGAGAGAATACAAGTGCTTTGGCCACCATTCTGTCTTCCCGAGTTGGCTTTTGACCAGGAGGTGTAATACCAAAGTTACTAGCGGTATTTGAATGGAAGTCGCTCGCTTTTAAATCGTCAAGTAAGGTCTCATCGTGTGCGTAACCAGCAGCAATATGTAATTCTGCTCTATTGATATCAACGCCCAATATCCTCCATCCGTCTTCCGGTTTGAACATCCAACGAATACGTGTGCTACCGTCTCGTGGCAAGTTTTGAAGATCAGGTCTACTGGAACTCAGACGGCCGGAGGTGGTGCCAAAGACTCGAAAATCAGAGTGGATTCTACTATTCTTATCTAGAAATCTTTTAATACCACCATTACCATCAGTACCATCGACGAATGTACTCTTCAACTTCTCTAATTTCTTCAGTTCAGCTATCTCAGCGATGACCTTATCTTTTCTAGCAAATCGTTCTAAAACCTCTTTGTCGGTCGATGGCTTACCTGTTTTTGTCTTCTTGAAAGGGGTGAAGCCTTTCTTACTGAAGAGTAAGTCAGACAGTTGCTTCGGCGAACGATGATTGAAGTCTTTTCCGCATGCGGTTTTTATCGCTTTCGTCTTCACTTCAATTCTCTCTGCCAATTCTTTTGAGACAATCTTCAATCTTTCGGGATCTACTCTCATTCCTCTTTCTTCGACATCAACCAAAGTCAACATTAATGGCATAGCAAGATTCTCAAATAACCAGCGAACACCTTCCTTATCCAACTGAGGCTCTAAGGCTTGCATAACACGGAAGGTAGCGATCGCATCTAGTGCATTGTATTTGTAAAGAACTTCTGAGGGAATTTCGGAAAATGAACCTTTCGTTTTCGAAGGAACGTACTTTTTGATCTCCAACTCGTAAGGGCCTAAGTTTGTATAACGGAGGGTGAGATTAGTCAGTGAAAGTGGTACATTTTCGTCGACTACATGTTGTGCGATAATAGTATCGAATACTAAATTTTTGATATAGACCCCGATTTGCCTTAGAAACAGCAAGTCAAAAGGTGCATTGTGCGCCACGAACCCTACGTTAGAAGAAGCTAATCTTCTCAAGTGCTGAACAACTGGTTGAGGATCATCCCAGAATGGTACCATTCCCTGTTTATAGAAAGGGATACAATAACCTTCTTTTCCATTTGGAGAAAAAGCAATACTGAGGATTTTTCCAGTTACCCAAGAGAATTGATTAGTCTCAGTATCGAAAGTGACTCGATTGAACTTCATCAGATAATCAACCAGTGAGGAGACCTGTTCTAAAGTTCGAGCGACGTAAATAGGCGGATCATCTAATTCCGGTCCTTGTTTTATTAAACGCTTAAAGATAAAGAAGTCCGATCGTAGTTGTGGTAACAGTTCCGGCCGTCTTAGAATAGCAGCTGGATGCAACGTGAAAAAGGCATGACATTGAAACTCCGGAAGGAATCTCCAAGATCCGTGCAGATCAGTAATGCCCGTTAGGTTAGCCAGTGATTTGGCAGCGATGTTTCCTAAACTCAAGATCCATTTTGGCTTGATATGATTGATCTCTTCTACTAGATATGGACGACAACACGATATATTGGAGGCGGTTGGGGTGAAGTTTCGAGGGCTCTTGAGAATCTTCGAACAGCGCACAGCGTTAGTAACAAACACCTCACTACGAGGCAAGCCAATATCGTCCAACAATTTATTCAAAAGCTGTCCCGCAGGTCCGCAAAAGGGAATACCTTGTCGAAGCTCATGCGCGGCAGGACTTTCTCCTACTACGAGTATCTGCGCTTGTTTATTACCTGCGCCATGAATAGGGCCATCATAATCTTTTAAAGTGCACGCTTCACAACCTTTCTTTTTGCTTTTCATTGTATGACCTTCTTAACTCGACTGCTCTTCTGTGTACCAAATGCTGATCCACGTATATCTATCATCATTCGTAGACTGCGCGATGTGCTGTATACGAATGTTTTGATGATCGTCTAACCACCTGTTGATGCACTCTTCCAAACGGAAAAAGTGATCGTCCTCAAAGATTTTGACCTTCATTTCATCCTCCTTTTCCTCTCTCTTTATTTCCAAACTCTATGTTTCTCCTCCACTTGCTCCCAGCCGCTGTGCTCAGTAATTTCCCAGTCAACATCATCTGGTATCTCAACCACTTTCAATTCACTACACATGGAATTCGCTTTTTCACCTAAATCTTCTACAGTTTTCACAAGAGCAGGATCATCCCTTTTTATATCTCTCTCATTCCAGAGGTATTTGTTCAATTCATTTCTATTCTTCAGTCCCTTTCGAGTAGCATAATATATTAGTGATGCTGTTTCACCTTTTCTCTTCTCGAAAGGAACTATCGTCTCATCGTAAATGTTATATGGTTTGCGCGCATGTAAATTATCCGACCATTTTTCCACATATGCATAGAGTTTGAACCCTTTCAGTTTCGCATAATACATCACACCTTCATAGGATAATCCAAAACCTCCATAACAACTATTAATAACTATTTTCTTCATATTTGCTCCTTTCTCTATTCACCTTCTTTTTTCATCCTTTTACCTCTCTATCCAATTGAAGTGGAAAAATACAAAGATTTTTCTCGCGATTTTCTTTTCTGCCTATAAATTCTTCCGCCTTCTCCCTAGAAGAAAATACTGCTATAATGTCCGTTTCTTCGTGTTCTACTACCTCTCCTACCACAAATACTATCTTCTTTTCTTTCTTTTTTCCTTCCTCCTCTTCTTTCTTTCGTATCGCTTCGTATAACTCATTAATCTTACTCTCAAGGTCATACAACTCATCATCTAGCTCATCCCACCTGGCCTGCACTACTGCTTCACTGTCACGGAAAAAATCTATCTTATCTTTAACAGCCTGTAATAAATCTTTCAGCTTCATTTTATTTTCTCCTTTCTTGGCGGGATGCCCTCCAACCCCGTTCCCTCCTGATTTCTCAGGCACTCGTCCCTATTTAGCTCCCCTCGCCTATCGGGTTCACTATAACTCGCCCCTTCTCTTTTCTAACTCTTTTTTCATATCGTGGATATGAGCTTCTATGTTTCTAAATAGAAGCTCGTTGGCCGCATTTTCCTGCTCCACTGCGTCCTCTGCGGCATCACTACTACCCATATAAAACATCTCTCCTGGATATTCTTTCAGCACTCTTTGAAAGTATTTAATTCTATTTATCAAATGCTGTTGGGTAAACTTCGTTAAATCCACGTCATCAAATTCGTAAAACACTTACCCCTCCTTTTTCTGAAATCTACTGTAAGAACTATGTTTATTTAACAACATCACTTGCTACTTCTTCCCCTTTTAAATACTTTATGGCATTATCAATCTGTTCCTTCGCTAATGAAACTATAGGAAGTAATCCTGTCCTCATTGCATTATCACAATTTTTTGAAGCATTCTTCAACCACTCTAGAGCCACCTCAATTCTTTCCTTCTTGCTTAACATTTTTTGTTCATTTCCACCTCTCTTTTTAACTCCCCTACTCTGCGGTAAGGGATTCGAACCCTTGTAAGTAGACTATCCCATATTTTCAGGGGGCCAATCCTTATCTTTTGGGAAACATCTACTCGTCCTAACCACTAGACGAACCTTTAAGCCTCAGGTGAACGTTACACCTTCACTGGCACAGAGTAGGTATAATTATTTTTCCTTTCCGTCTGCGTCATCTGTTTTAATATCCTTTGGAGAAACTTAAGGCTAATCGTAACAGTCATATCCGTCTCTTGTAGGAATATTGTCAATTTCCTCTTGCCACTTTCTTTGCTCTTCCCTTTCCAACTTTCTACGAAGCTCTAGACGAATTTCTTCCTTAAACTTTTTATCCCTTTCAATTAAATAGTCAACTAAGCTATCTAGAATAGCCCATAACCGAATAACTATTCTTTCACCTGCCATCCCTTCATCTATCTTATCTCCTAAGAAGTTCAACTCAGTCTTAATATCCCGCAATCTTTTACTTTCCTTCATTTATACAACCTCCTTCCTCTTCCCGCTCTACCAACCTTCCGGGTTAATATGTCACTTTATTCCTGGAACGCTTAGCATTTGTTATCTGCTTTGCGATTTCGTTACCGATTCGCAGTGCCTTTTTGTGTTGACTGGGCGTCATATCCAAATGTGGTTTATGCAAGACTTCAGAAGCGAAGTAAGCATCTTTTTCATCTAGTTCTATTTTGACTTTCATGAAATCCTCCCTTGGGCAACCGCTCCATACGCTCGGGTTACTCTTCATTCACGGCTCGCACGCATTATATGGGTTGCTGAGAATTAATGGCTCGCTTAAAGTATATGGGTTACTTTGCTTTCACGGCTACTGTCGATGTAGAATCTTGTCAACTTGATGAAGGCCTTGTCGTAAACCTCTCAACCGTTCGCTCATTTATTACGGGCTCCTCAGTAAACTTGACTCGCTCTCTTATTTGGTTTTCTAAGTGTCATGGCTCGCTGCAGAAGGATGGGTTACTCTTTTTCTTCGACTCACTCAGATAAAATGGGTTCCTCTATAATTATGGTTCGCTCTAGATATACGGGTTTCTCTCGGAAAATGGCTCGCTCGATTCTCTTGGATTACTAGATACAAACGGCTGTTTCGCTCAAAAGCTCATGGAGTTCTCATTTTTAAGGGCTCGCTTATTTTACATGGATTCCTAACGCTCTTCGGCTCGGTTCACTTGTCGATGAAGTCCCAAGGGTCTAAGAAGTGATTATGCCCTAACTGCTCAATAGCGTATGGTTTTGAGATAGGTAATCCCGCCTCTTGTCTCCAAACAAGCCACAGCGATGCCAAAAAGACCTTCATCATTTTTCTTCTAGCCATATTATCCAGGTGGCCTTCACTAATAACCCCTTCTGGCTCGTACTTTTTGCCTCTCTCATCCCTAGGAAGTTCACTTGCAGGAAGAATCTTGAAGTTCGCGTTTCGAAATCTTTTTCGATACTTCTCTTTCTCTTTGATATAGTACTGATAGAACTTGCCTTTTCCCCGAATCAAGCATGTACCCAATCTCCAAACCATAGTACGCAAAGTCTTGTTGTAGCTGAGTTTTTTGCCTTTTTGTGGCTTAGGGGCTTTCCCGTTTTCAACACTCATGCCGGCAAACTTCCACAAGCTCGAGATGTGAGGTGCTTTTTCAATATCAATTAAACCTATTACTTTACTTATGTTTTCTGCACCGACTCCTTTTATCCTGCTGAACCAATTTTGAGCTGGATGAACTTCAAGCTTTTCGGCAATTATCTTGTTCATGTAGTCTTCCAGACTCCTCAAACGCTCTTCCAACTCAATAGTCGTTGTATCTTTTTTCCCGTTTCTGCTCAAATGTGTATTCCTAGTTTGCATAGCAACGCGCAACTTTTCAACGCGGAGACCTGTTTTTACCAGAAATGGCAAACCTTCCATACTTTAGTTCACCTCCTCTCAATTTAAATTCATTCTAATAATAATTATAGTTGAACTCAAAAAAATTTCAAGTGTTTTATCTCTCACAAGTTATGAGTCTAAACCGAAGAAGACTATACTGATCAATTCTTGAAGCATTTTGTAATGCTTTCTGAAACGTCTTCTCGTCTGTATCACCAGGATCTTTCTTCAAGTGAACCAAAAAAGTGGGAACTCGCATGAAAAACGCCTCACACACCTTAAGTGCCTCTTTTGTTGCATCCGGATCCAAGCATGTATAAATGCGTGATGGTCTTTTTTGCAAGATCTTCTTTATTTGAACTTTAGAGATGGTTTTTCCGAACAAAGCTAACGTTTGATAAGGGTGACGCAAGACATCAAAAACGCCCTCCACTAATATGATCTCTCTTTCTGGGGCCACATTCTCGTAGTTAAATAAGAACTGTTTTACCTTGAATCCTTTCGGATAAAGGTACTTCCTTTTCGCACCGTTAATAGAGCGTGCAACAAACCCGGCGATACGACCACACTCACAGACAGGTATGATGACGCGATCACGATAAAGACCACGAGTGCATAACCCAATTTGATAATCTCTGATCCTCTTGAGCGGAACAAACCGAGATTGCATATAGTTAATCAAATTAGCATTACGCACCATTGATGGAAGACTTATCTTAAAGGTTGATGCAGACTCTTTGACAGGTTCGCGATCTTCAACGTCTTCCCTCTTGAACCTCTTTTTTAGTTGGAAGATATTCGCGGCGAAACCGCATTTAAAACAATACCCAAGACCTTTCCTCACATTGAAGTAGAAATGGTGTGTGTCACCGCATCCAGGACATGGGTTGAGTACTACCTCATCTCCGGATCGACGAACAACCTCGAAGTTCAACTTGACGAAAGTCTCTATATCCAAGACTTGCTCCTGTACTAAAGTGTTCATTAGTCCGGTTCTAATTTTGCAAATTGTGCTCGAGCAAAGTCTGTACTCAATGTTATCTGCTGATGTCTCTTGTTGAATCTGTTCTTCACCACAAACAGCCTTAATTTATTCTGCATTTCCTCTGACTTGGTTTGGTTAATGGAAAGCACAACATCTGGCACCATAACCTTTTGGAAACTATCAGCAATGTCTTCTCCGTCGAGCGTCTCCTTATGAGAAGCTTGTCGATGCGCTTGAGTTGGTGTCCAGATAATCAACTGGCGTTCTGAGGCTAAACCTTTTAGCTCCTCGTAGATTGTACGAAGTTCAATGTATGGTGAGTTGTAAAGGTGTGAGGGTGCGATTAGATCTGCGTAGTCAATACCAACAACTTTCGCATGAAAACCAAATTGATCCAACAAATTAAGGTGTGATTCGAATGTCTCTACTTTCCACTTTCGAGCTGGGAACTCCTTGATAATCAGCAGGTCTCCAAACAACCGTTTTACTTTTTCAATCTTCGGAATGAGAACCTCAGGCTTCTCTACTAAATCATTAATATTGATGCCAGAGAAAGAAGCATCAAATCTATCAGCAACCTGATCCGCTGACATTTCCGCAGTATAGTAAACTGACGGTAAACCTTGAAGCACAGCGCCTTTTAAAATGTTAATCAGCATCATTGACTTACCAGAAGAGTACAAACCCATAATCACACATAAATCTGGTACGGAAACCCCACCGTCAAGTACTGCATCAAGTTGTGGAATGAGCGTACCTACCTTCTCTTTTTCTCGGAAGACACGAGATGCGGCACGTTGACGAGTCTCCCTAAAATATCTAGATCCAAGGTTGCCGTCTTCTCTGCCTACATTGAAAGCATCCTTGACCAGGCTTTCAATGTCATCCCACCGCTGTTTTTCTAGTAAATCAACTGACTTCAACAAAGCATCTTTAATCGCTTGGTGTCTGAGGAAAGAGACGAACTCAGACTCAACGTAACGCCAATCCTCCGGTAAGCGAAGTATTCGTTCTAAAATCGGAAGGCAATCATCTTTGGAGTCTTTATGAATCTCCCGTCTCAACATAGTTGCAGTCGGTGGCGTTTTGTAATTTAGGTAGGAGTCTTTGATCTTACTCCAGAGATACTTCATTTCAGGTGTATCAAATTGCGCTTCTGCATGAAGACAGACTTGTGCGAAGAAGTTTGGGTGTGAAATTAAACAGGCAAGAACTTTTTCTTGGAACGCAACTTCAAACGCCATCTGCAAAGCCTTTCGATGTTTTTCTTTATTATACCACAGAAAGTCTTAGATTTCAAGTGGAAAAGCCTCACTTGATAGATGTCTTTACGCTCACATGTCTTTAAAACCATTGTAAATAGTCAACCTACTTTTTGTAAGGTTGTATTTGTTTTTCGCTGCTAGCAAAGCACATAATTAAACGATTTCAGACTGCAGGTGATATCTAACAACCGAACAAAAGGTAAATACGAACCTTCGTAGAGTAAATACGAACCAACTATTTGTAGTTACGTATTTACTCTACGTAGGTTGTATACATACATAATATAGATTACTAACAAAGATTATATACAAAGACTACTACGGGAGTTGTAGTTGTGAGACTTAAAAAGATGTTTCTGCAGCAGAAGATTTCTCTGCCTCTTTAATCTTTCCTTCAATCTCTTCGACCAGTTTAGGTCCAAGTAATTCTTTAATTCTTTCTCTATGCAGCTGACGATTTTTTCCTCCTACACTTCTATGCAGACGACTGTCAATAGGAATGACGTACTTATCAGTATAGTGATGGTAATGTACATCTTTATAGCTTTTAATTGAGCTGCTTTTCCATTAGGTGTGCGGTAATACATTTTGTTATACTCTTTATGTTGTTGATGCCAACGTTTTTGGCGTTGCCTTTGCTCCGCTAAATGTTCTTGAAAGTACACCTGGTGGTATTCTCTGGCTTTTTCTTTGTTCTTATGATGCCACTTTCTGCTTCGCTCCTTACATACTTCTTTGTGAGTCTGATAGTACTTTTTGCTATATTTCCTGTGTTTGTCTTCGTTGTCTCGGAACCACTTAACGTTTCGGCGATATATTTCCTCTTTATGCTGCTGGCAGTACTTCTTCATATACCTTTTGTTTCGCCTCCTTATCTCCTCTCCATGTTTTTGGTAGTACTCTTTTTGGTACTTTTTCCTTTCTTCCTTATGATCTTGATAGTACTCTTTAAAATATTCTTTGCGTTCCTGGTTATACTCTCTCATGCACTTTTTACAATTGTTTTGTAGTCCATCTCTGCTAGTTTTGTCTTTTGAAAACATACTCTCCGGTAACAATCGCTTACACTTTGAGCATCGTTTCATTTTTGCATCTCTTTAGTTATCAGATTGAAGCTTTGGTTCTTGAATTCATAGCTATTTAAACAAAATTTGCGCATTGGTGAGTAACTCTTGGCGCAAATTAGAAATTTTGAAACAGTGGAGCGAATCTTTCCAGTACCTCTTCTCTGGTTAGACCCCATTTTGAGGAAAGCAGTTCTAACATCTTCTCTTTCTCTTTCTTCAGATTTGGCGTAGCAGTCTGTTTAGAAAACAAGTATCTATCGAATGACTTCTTGTCCGCTAAGTTCCAGAGACTCGGTGGTCGACCAACAAAGTGTAGATTCCAGATGAACTGACCTAGAATCCATGCTTCTGGATCGACGTTATGCATTCTTGAAACTTTGATGACATTCTCGAAGTATTTAAGGTTTTTGAAGTAATTCTCGGAAAACTGGGTTGGATGTTGAAAGTGGTGTTTGCGTAGTTGATGCGAAAAAATGTCACGTAGGAATGTATAAAACCGGTAGAGTTCTTTTGATTCTTTGTTCATTTAATTCATCACCACCAAAAAGGACCACTGTATGATGCCGACTGCTGCTGCACGTTGGTCTTCTACAGTTACGAGCGGTAGCGCGATCTCTACTGTGTACACTAAATGTTCTTCGCTATCTTTCGACATGTTTTTCCTAAGTCTTCTCATAAAGTTTTCAAAGTCCATCACAACGCCGCCAGACAAGAATTTATCGGATGACTCTCAATGTATTCTTTTGCACACTTGGAGAGATCACCTTCTGAAAAGTGCCATTGAAAGCCACACTTATCGCAAATGATCAGGTGAACTTCGAAATCCCGTGGGTGTCTAAATGCGTATGCGAAGGCTTCTGCCTCATTTTTACAAACTGGACACGTAATAGCAGTGAGACCGGAGATACTCATCATAATACTCCTAAACAGGATTTAATTGGGTGGTTTTTAATGTATTCTTTTACACATGTATGGAGATCGCCGTCTAAGGGGGACCATTGAAAACCACATGAGGGACAGAAGTGCCTAGGTACTACTCGCCGAATCGGTAGTTGGGCTCTCTTGCGCGAAGGTTCTTCTACTATTAGGACTCGGTCGAAATAAATTTTTTCGCCTGTACCACATATTGGACAGACGAACGAGTCATACGGAGTACTTTTCATGTCTTAGCTCCTTCAATTTTCGCGCGTTTGAAGAAAAATTTGCGCAATCTAAATTGTGTTTTAAGACCTTGAGGCCTAACAGCGATGTTTTATATATACCTCATGGTTTTAACCGTTAAAGCTTAATAGAAATGCTTCCTACGGTGAGCTTCTTTCCTCGCGTTTTCTAGATTCTCTTCAGCTTCTTCTAATGAACAATCTTCAATCCAATGCAGAATCTCTTCTTTATCAAAACGATATAGTTTTCCAAAACGCTTGAACGGAATCCTTCTTTTTGTTACCATCTTGTAGACATCCATCTCAGATACTTTCAACCATTCAGCAAGTTCCTTTACCGTTAAGAGTTCCGGTTTCAATTTGAAACCTCACAGATTTTGGCATTCAGCTTTTTGTAGTCGGCAATTCGTTTTTTGGAGTGTTGTAGAAGATATGTGTTAGTCTCATCATAGAAATCATAAACTATAAGGCGTGGAAATTTGACATCGTAACGCATTCCTCTGCCTAATCTCTGGATCGATTGGATGGTAGACTTACCACCAGCGGCAATGATTATGACATTTAAGTTTACAACATCAACTCCTTCACCCCAGATGTTAGACACAACGATCAGCTTTTCCTTCTTTTTCCGAAATTTCTTTAACGATTCTTGCCTGTATTCAGTCGGTTGGCCTCCATAGACGAAAGGACACCCTAACGTTTTAGAAAGAATCTTACCATGCTCAATTTCTCGTACTAAGATTACTGTACTTAGATTAGGATGTTTGCGTGCGATTCCCACAATCATCTCATTTCTAACTTTGTTATGAACGATGCCATACTTCCTTGCTTCCTCGTATTCACAGTTTAGTTTGGGCTCCTTTACTGAAATGATGAACACCTCAGGACGAAGTAGTAATTTTTTCTGAATCAAAGGCTCTGCTGATAGTTTGAAGATTATCGGGCCTAATGCAGCAACAGTAAGCATATTCTTATTGTCATCTCTGTCCAAAGAAGTTGCTGAAAGACCATAACGAAAAGGTGCTGGAATTTTCATTAGAACTTTGTAGAGTGTTTTAGACGCGATATGGTGACACTCGTCAGTCACTACTACCTTTGTGGATCTGAGTAGCTTTTGAACCTTCGATGTATCCAGTTGTGAGACAAGAGTTTGAAAAGAGGCAACAGAAACTTTTTCCGGAGAAAAGATTCCATCTCCAATTTTGCCGACTTTATTCAGATTCTCTCTCAGGACATCCACCGTTTGATAAAGCAACTCTTTCCGGTGTACCAGGAACAATGTCGGCTGGTCGAGAGACTTAATTAAAGAGACACTCATAACTGTCTTTCCTGATCCTAATGCACAATGAAAGATCCCTCTTCTCTTAGCTAGACCAACTCGAACAGCTTCTTTTTGATAGTCTCGTAGCGGCGGTTTCGTATCGAAGCGTGGTTGTACGAGTGCGGGCTCATTGTGAGAGATGACTAAGACTTTGAGCCCGCATCTATGTAATACCTCCCGCACTCGAGGCAGGAGGCCTGAAGGGAAGGTGTGAAAGCGTTTTGAGTAAAGATGTCGTACTCCATTCCACCGACCTTCTTTGTATGCAGTGCTAAAGTAGTATCCTTTAGCGCGGAAAGAGGTGGCCTGATCTATAATTGATTCCAATCTCCTCTCAGGATTTAAGACTTTGCTATAAATTGGTCCCTCAAGAATCTCTACGCGCATTATAAATCCTTTTTCTGACTTCCCATTTATATTTATAGCACTCAACCGGACATGGACCTATATAGTCTAAAAAGTCTTCAGTTGACTTAGCAGAGAGTTGGATCCTATTATCTTTAGTCTTCCATGCTAGGAATCCGAGTTCTCTTAGCATTCTCGTCAAACGTACGACCTCTTCAACCTCAAAGCACATACAACATAACCTGATAAATCTGTCTCTTTTATTAAGGTGTCCGTCCCCGAGATACCACTGTCTTACCGTTAATGGAGTTAGTTTCAAGTCTTCAGGTAAAATTTTGATCCATTTCTTTCGCCTTCCCGTGCTGAATCTCTCATCAGGTTTTGCTCTTCTATACCATTTTCTTTGTAAGAGACCCAATTCGATATAATTCTTACTATCCAATCGAAAGGCGGTGTGGGTTCTGCCATCCATGAGGTTAGTAACTTTTTTCCGGATTTTCGACGTCTGTATCCCGAAATCAGTAAGGATAGTAGATAACCAGGTGAGATAGCTCCTTTGCGTTGTACCATAACTGAATCTGGCAGAGGATTCACCAACTGGTGTTAGTGATCCGTCTCCTAATAGCTCTCCAGTTAAGAACTCTAAAGCTTGGGGTGTTAAGACGACGTGATTGCATCTCGCTAGAGCGCTTGCTTTGGTTCGGACGCGTCTCTTTATGCTGTATCTTTTCAACCAGCGACAGATTGTGGTGCTATCGACCTCGCACTCCTTAGCAATCTGATAAGTAGACTTTTCTTTGACTGCATATTCCGTCCGAAGCCATGCTTCGTTCTTGTACCTACATTTCTTTTTCATCTTCTGCCTTATGACTCCCCTAAGTTTTTCTATC